CGTGCTTCGCGCGGTTCACTCATCTCTTGAACTTCCGCATAACGCTGTGAAAATTCCTGAAACGAGAAAGAACGATGACGAAGGATCTGTCTACCGATATCACGGGTAGTCTGGATCTCCATGATAACATGTACCATTTCAAATGGCGACCAGTGCTTGTTCTTCACAAGATACTTGAGAAGACGTTCGCTATCTGGGTTGTCCTGATTAGCAGGATTAGATACACGCGCACAGTATGCAATCAACTGCTCTGCGGTCATAAAGTTATTAGTCTCATGATTAATCATAGTCGGCTGC